TGCCCTTAATGTTTCAATAGGCATATGTTCTATTTGAGCAATTTTAGTTCTGTCTTTAGAATAAATTATTTGCATTGCACATTGACCCATTAGTTTTAGATCATAACATAGTTTTCTTACAATATCTTTTTTGAATAATGTAATCATTTCTGCATACTGCTCTGGTTTTCTGTTAGAGTCAGTAGCTCCTAAACCTTTACCGTAGATTTGTTGACTTATACCATTAATACAAGCGTTGTTTGTTGGACTTCCATTGTATCTGTCTATTAAAAATTGAAAGTAATTGTTATCTTCCCCGTAACCTACCCATTCTTGGTTTGGAACTTCTGTCACTTCTGGACTTGTATAGGTACTTAAATTAACAAAACTAATTTCGGATTTAGATTCTTTAACAAATTGACCTAAACTATTTCTTTTTCTATTTTTCATATTACAATGTAATCATTATTATAAGAATTGTCTGTTATGTATTGACCTTGATTGATGTTATAGTATAAATTATCCATTTGATCTATTTCTTGGTCTGTACAGAAAATCTTGTCTTTAAATATATCTACAATGTTTGTTGTATCTACATTCCAAAATTCATTATAAACTTCCCATAAAAAATAATTAGTATTCCAAAAATTAGGGTCTGTATATAATTCTAAATCGTAAAAATGACCTTCAACTAAAACAGGACTAAATGCTTGACTAAACGTTAAATAATTACCAGTTGTTGTGGCATTAGTTACCTGATATGTTTGTATGTTGTTTGTACTGTCGTCTCTTATTGATAAAGTAAACTCATCCCCATATACTCTTGGGATAACTTCAAAGTTTTGAGCCGAAGTTGTGGTCTTTAATACAATCATTTTATATATAACGTAATAAATAAGTTATTTTGTGAAAATGTTAAAGCAAAAAAAAAGCACCCCGAAGGATGCTCTTAATTTAATATCAATAAATATTAGTTAGGTTCAATTTGTGTTGCGTCTGCAACAATTAATCCTGAATCTAAAAAGTAAGGAGCTAATTCTTCTTGACCTTCCATTACTAAAGTGAATCCTGATAAATCTCCTGCTGCAGCTCCAGAAACTACTGTTCCTGAAACAAACTCCATTCCGTTTTCAAGTCCACATAAGAATTGATTTCCGTAATAATCTTCAACAACAACATAAGGTCTTGCAACTGCAATCTGTTGTAATTCTGCTTGAGTTTTAGCATCAAGGAATGTTAGTGTTAAATTTAATGTTTGTGTATAAAAAGTAGTTCCATTTTCTCTTGAACTTGTTACAGTAGTTTCAAGTGAAGAATTACCCTTTACATCAAATTGATACCAGTCAGGTTGTGTTCCTGCGATAGTTGTTACTTGCTTTGTAGTAGAATCTACAGTTACACCAGTAATACCTCCGAAGTCTCCAAACCAAACTGTTTTTATGCCACCGAAGGCACTTTTACAAGGTAACTTTCTCCCTGTGTTTAATGTACAAGCCATAGTTTATATTTTATTTTATAAAAAAAGGGTAAGTAGGTTATCCCCACCTACCCCTATTTTTGGTTAATTTAATTTATTAAGAATAAAGAACGATCTCGCTTCCTATTCCGTATTGTACTCCAGCAGTAAATCTCATAATAACTCTTACGTTTTTACTTCCGTCAATATCAGCCATATCAATCAATTTTACAAGATTGTAGTCAGACATTAATCCAGTTCCAAAGTAAAGGTTACTTCTTTGAGCAGCCATTGCATAATTGTTTGGTAAACCATTAGCAACAAAGATTTTCACACCGTCAATAGAAAGATTTTCTCCTCCAGCATACCAAAGTGTACCTCTGTTGTCAATACCATTTGCTCCTACAGAACCTACATTTTCAGTTCCTGCAACGTTAGTTATAGCAGCATATCCTCCTAAAGCTCTAACGTATGCTTTAGCAATGTTTTGCGAAACGTAGATGTGTAAATCATCTTTACCATATAAAGTAGATGGAATTGCATCAACGATTTTTCCAAGTTCAGCAATTACGTTTCCAGAATTAACACCACCACCTACAGCAGCAACATCAATAACATCTCCGTCAGCAGCAGCTAAAGTTGTGAATCCATCAAATTCTCCAGCTACAGCACCACCAAGATTTCCTTGCCAGATATTGTTTTCTGTTGAAGCAGATACTTGTTCTGCAACGTGAGCAATTAAGAAACTTGAAAAATCAGGAGGTAGGTTATCAAAAGCAGAATAGCCCATAGATACAGCTCCCCAGTCTGATTCAAAAGGTGTTTTACATAATTCAAGATTTACTTGAAATTGTTCTGGCTGGATAATTCTTTCTGTAAGTGTTACAGAACCAGCAGATGTGAAGTCACACGAGTCATCTGTAATTAAACCAGAAGTAACAACTTTTTTCATAACTTCTTTGAACTTAATGTTAGGCTTAATTTCGATAGCACCCTGACTTAATGTGTTACCACTCAAAAGAGCAGCAGCAATGTACTTACCTGCAAATTCTCCAGCATAAGTAGTAGTAATAGTTGGTTGTGGCATAATTATTTATTTTTATTTATTTAATTGATTTAATATATAGTCCATTGTAGAAGGCTTTCTATTTGGCGAAATTCTAAAATGTTCTTTTTTTGCGTTTCCTGATTCAGGATTATGTTTAATTGGAGCAGCAGCAGGTTGTGATAATTCTTCCTTTAATTGCTCGTTTACTTCTTCGTTAAATTCTTCTTTAACTGTTCTGGATTTAGGTTGTCTTGAAACTTCTTCTTCCATTTCAACTTCTTTTTCCATATTTTTTTCTCCGACTTTAGATTTAAGATCAGCAATAGCATCTTCAAGATTTTTAATTCTTTTTTCCATTCCTGCCCAGTCATCTACTGCAGCTTCTTCTCCATCATCTACAAGTTCTTCTTCTTTTTCTAAATCTTCGGTTTCATCTTTAGATTCTTCTTCCTTTTGTGGAACTTCGTCAGATACTTCTCTAACGTCATCAATAATTCCTTCTTCTGCAACAACTATAAGTCTGCCATCTTCAAGTAGGTATTCTCCTACTGGCATAGCAACTTTTTCGTCATCTGTAAGAATGAATATCTCTTTACCTTTTTCAAACGACTCTGCTTCTACACGAGTACCGTTCTCAAGTTTTTGTTCTTCAAGTTTAACTTCTATATTTAGAAGCGTCTTGATTTGGTTTAACATTTCAGTTGATTTCATAATTATATATATAACGTGGTTAATTAATTTTTTTGCATTTTCATATTGTTCTTGATATAACTCCTATGCCTTGTGCCCATAAAGAGCCATCACAACATTTTCTTGAATAAGTATTTTTGTCTTTACATAAACAAGCACGTCTTGAACCTTTAGGACTTGTATAACTTGGAAAAAATTGTTTTTTTGGCATTAATTATCTAATTTTTCCAGTTTCTTGAATAACCCTTTCAGCTTTTTTCTCAATATCATTAACATCTTTTTTAATTTGCTGGTATGGTTTTGTAATTATATTTGCATTAACTCCTAATTCTTTAGCCTTTTTTAAATCTTGTGTAGCAAGTTTTTCACTTTCTTTTAATATTCCTGATGCTTTAAAACTTAATTTGCTTACATTTCTTCTAATAGCTATAATTTTATTTTTTAAAGAAACATAATTTCCAACTTCATTTCTTAAATCTTTATTAATACTTAATAATTCTTTTAAAAATTTATCATAATCGTCTACTGCTAATTCAACTTTTTCTGATTTTAATTCAGTTTGAATCATACTGAATATTTTGTTTATATGCTTACTCATAATTTTATTTTAAATATTTTTTTGCCTTTGCTTCTTGTTTAAATCCTAATTTTGCTGCTTGTATAGCTTTATTATAATTTGGTATTTCACTAACTGACATACCTAATAATTTAGCAGCAGTATCAGCAGAATTTATACCTTTAGCAAGTTTTTCCATATCTGACATTAAATCTTTTAAATCTACTTCTAAACTATTTTTTGCTGAATCAATTTCCTTTATATCTATATTAATGTTTTCTGAAAATATTTCTACGCCTTTATGATATTTAAGTAATTGTATTACGCTTTCAGCTAATTCTACTTTTTCGCCTTTAACGATTTTTTTTATCTTATTTAATAATAAGTCTGCTTGTTTTTCTGACATATCTTCTTTTATTGATTCTTTTGGACGTTCCATTTTATCTGCAAAGTAGCCTTCTATAGAAAACCCTTTTACTTTACCTGTTTTTACATAGTCATTCCACACTTCATCATTGTTGACTTTTACAGCTCCCATCCAAGTTCCTACAGGCACATTCATACCATACTTTCTGGACTTGTCGTGTACTTCATCTTCAACAAGCCAAGATTCTACTAAACTTAAACCACTTAATGAATGTTGGTGTTCTAATGTTGAATTGTTTTGGTTACCTTTTGTCAAATACATTTGGGATGCTTTCAATACCGTATCTTTAGAGAAGTATATATAATATTCATCTTCTCCATTATTTCGATATATAGGCTTGTTTGGTATTAACAAAGCTCCCATTAATATCTTTTTTTCTTTATCTATTTCTGCAAGTTTAATTTCATTACTTTTTAAAGCAATAAAATCTTCTTCAATGGCAGGACTTTCAACTATGGATATTGCTTCAATACCAGATTCTTCTTGATTTTCGTCAAGTATTAATTCGACTATCTTCATATTTTATATAACGTTATTAATTAAAAATTTTGCATTTATATTGTTGCTCCTTCTACAATATTTCTTTCAAGACCTTGTGCAGTCGTTACATCATTACTTACAACGTATGCTCTGACTGGTTCTTGTGCTTGTGTTCCTAATGCATCTGCTAACTGACTTGTTGCTCCTTGACCTACTACATTAAATGCAGGAGGTGTTGCTGGTGTTGGAGGAACAGGAGAACCACCACCTACTGATGCTCCTGCTGGTGGTGTTGGGTCTGGTGTTGATGTTATTGTTTTTATGTTTGCAATACCTGCTGCAGTAACTGCTGCTGCACCAATAAATCCAAATATACCTCCTTGAGCTAATGCCTTTGTAGCGCCTGCATAAGTATCTCTAATAGCTTGTACTATTGCTATAGCTTTACCAAACTTTGAGTTTTTACCTACAATACTTGCAATATCTGTTAAGGCTTGTGTAGTTAATTCTTTTTTCGATTTATTTAAATCTTTTTCTATTGCTACTTGTTGATTTGCATTTTCTTGTTGATATGCTAATAGTTCATTGTTAGCATCTACATAGGCTTGTGTTCCTTCTTTGTATTGATCTCTTTTTTCTGTTAATCTTTGTGATTCTATTTCGCCTTCTTTTTGTGCAATATCTAATTGAGCCTGTAATCTTAAATAATCGTTTTCTATTTGTTCTGCTGTAAAATCAGATTGTGCTTTATTTCTTTCTGCTTCTGCATCACTTATAGATTGATTTAATTCTTTCTGTTCTCTGTCTAATGCTAAATCATTTGCTTTTTGTTCTGATCTAAAACCTGCAACAGTAGCTTGTACTGCTAACAATTCATTTTGTGCTTCTAATACAGCTATTTGATCTTCGTCTGATTTTGTTTTTTCAAATTGTGCTTGTGCCGATGCAAGTACAGCATTTGCATTAGCTAACATAACTTTTTCTTGTTCGTCTAATACTGCGTTTAACTCATCATTTGCTTTCTTTCTTTCAGCTATAGTATTTCTTTCTTCATCTCTTACTTGTCTTAATGTTTCTGCTTGTAGATCATATTTTTCAATTAAACCTTGATTTTGTACTGCTGCAAGTTGTGCTGTTTTTGCAAGTTTTACATTATTGTCAGCAGCTTTTATTGTTTCTGTCGCATAAGCAGTTGTTGCTTCTACTACTTCATTTACAACTTTAACAGTTTTATCAAATGAATCATCAACGCCAGTAACAACGTCTACAAGTTCTTTACCTGCATTTTTTGCAGATTCCATTGCACCTGCAAAATCTCCTTGAAATACTTTTACTACTGCATCTGCTAAAAATCCAAGAGAATCTATACTTGATTTTATTCTTTCTATAAAATTATCAAGTATTGCTTTACCTAAATTTATTACAGATTGTAATGGGTCATCAAATATTGCTTTAAAATATCCTGTAATATTACCTATGTTACTATCTAAAAATTTGAACAAATCATTAAAAACTATAGACAAAGATTCCATTGTAACTTTAAAAAAGTCAACTACTCTTTGATTCTCGCCTAAAGTCTCTTTAAAAAATTCAAACGCTTTTGTCAAAACAAACACAATACCTCCAGCACCTGCTAAACCTTTTAATGCTGAACCTATGCCTTTAACTCCTTTTGATGTTTTCTTTGAAGATTTTTCTACATCTTCAAGACCTTTTTCTGTATCTGTATTAAAATTATCAAAAGACTTGTTTAAATCTTTTATAGCACCAGTAAGTTTATCTAATTCTGTTTCTGCTGATTTAGTTTTAGCTACTAATTCTACTTCTATTTTTTGACCCATTTTATTTCTCTTTTAATTTGTTTAAATCCTTCTTTAAAGGTTTCAGCTAATTTATATTTGCCTTGTGCAATTCTAATTGTTTCTGTTTCTCCGTCTACGATCTTTAGTAACTCTAATATATTTTTTATCATAATTTTATTTTAAAAACCACAACCTTTAGGATATTCTCCTGTAGCATTTTCAAATTCCGATTGCCACCAACCCTCTAACAATAAAGACGGAGCAGTAGGCGTGTAAGCTATTTTATTCCATTTGTCATATTTACTACCACCGACATTACTATAATTCCCAGAGTCTGCAAAAATTGTTAGTTCTTTATTAGCGTATATTTTACCTATAGTTTGTATAACGTTTTGAGTTCCAAATACTATGCTTGAAGTATCTGAATAAACAGTAACTAAAGTTCTGCCTGAATCGTTACTACAAGAAGTTCCCGTTGCATTATAATACATACTTATAGCAAAACTATCTGATTCAAGTTCGTTTATTATTTCAAGATTACTTTTGCCTGTAATTAAATTGGTTTGTAAAGTATTAATGATATAATCTTGATTATTAATAGTAACCTTATCATTCATTTTTAGGTTTTTAATAATATTTAAAGGTAAATCTGCTTTTATATTAGTTAATCTTCTTTTGCCATTAAAAATGTTTTGTATATATCTTAAATAATTTTCTTCAAATAAAGTTCCTGTAAATGTTGTATCTAATGTATATTCATTTATTTCTAAATAAAAATTTATGTTCTTTGTACTTGTTGAAGAACTTAATGATAAACTATTACTTGGTATAATATAATTAGTTATAGGAGAATGATTAGTTGAATCTGTCCTAAATGATATTTCAGTTCCACTTGTTATTTGTATTGGATAAAATAATAATGGTTTTCCAATATATGCCTCTTGGTTATCATCTACAAAATATCCCCATTGTACATCAGTAGTTCCGATTCCAGAAGCGTTAGCATCTACTAATCTTTCAAATTGCATATGTTCAAAAGGAAGTGTTATTTTATAAACAGGATTAGGAGCATCAAAATTATTTCCTACTGTTGAATTTCCTTTAAATTGTTCTGCACCCCAGCTTTTATTTTGTAGTTGTTCGTATTGTAATGCAAGGAAAGTTCCAGTACCTTCATAACCAAACTCTATTTCTTTATATGGTAAAGCCACATTAACTTGACCTGTTTGCGTATCTACATATTCACTAATATCATAACTTGTTCCTGTTGCATAAAAGTTGTCTAATTTTTCAACTCTTATTTTACCATAATCTGCATCCTGCGCATTACTAACATAGTAAGCAGTTAGATTAAACATCTTAAATAAACCTGTTAAAAAATCTATTATTTTAATATCAGGTATTTGTTCTGTAATTATAAATTCAAATGTAGCGAATAATTGGAATGTGCTTGTATCGTAAGTGTCCGTCCAAGTCTGACCATCATAGCCTGAAAATTCCCATTTTATACTTGAAAACGTTAAACCTAAAGGGTCTGAAATACTAACTATTACTGTATAAACAGCAGCATCCATAGTTCCTATTTGAGATTTATTAAAAGTTTTTGTTCCTACGTTTCCTGTAAATTGTGCAAATAAAGTATTATTACGATTTATTGTCACATCATAAGGTGTGCTTGAACCTGTAGTTAAAGTTAAATCTTGTTGTATAGTAGGCAAAAGTCCTTCGTTTATTATTATAGCAGAACCAGTAACATTAGTTGTTCTATTGTTTAATCCTGACAAAGGGAAAGCATCAATTAAAGTTGGATATGTAGTAACTTGTACAGCAGGTTCTACACTTCCTTTTTTTCTATGTAACCATAAATAAAGATTATAAAATTCTGTATTTGTTGTGCTGAAAAAATCACGAGTAAAAGTTATATCGTAGTTAGGTTGGTTTTCTATTGCTTCTATAATTTCATAAACTCTTATAGCATATTTTAAGTCTGACCATAAAACGCCGTGATCGTGGGAGCTTCCTGTATGATAATATAAGTTTCCTGTATCGTCTAAATGTGTTGAAGTATTAGAATTATAAAATAATCTTGACTCTACTCCACTTGCACCTGAAGTAATTAAAGGGCATAATATTGCTCCTGAAGGGCTTTGCAATCTTGATTTTATTAAACCTGCACTATAATCTAATTTGTATTGGTCTAAATCATCTAAAACACCAAGTTTGTCATCTCC